TGAAGCGGTCATGCGACTGCCGAGGCTAAGGAACGAGTTGAAGCTGGCCCAAATGGACCAGTATGCCGCATTGGCAGGCCAACGAATGGCGAACCTCAGCCGTTTGTTGCGTTAACTTAACGAGGATCGGAGAGCCACAATGGCAATCACTCTTAACACCAAAGTATACAACTGGGGCCAGTTCGATAAGAACGGTGTAGGTCAATACCTGGAGACTTCTTCAGGCATACCTACGGGCTTTTCGCAGCTCACCGCGAAGGTAAACGGCGACTCAGTTGGAAAGAGCCGAAAGGTGAAGTGGAGACTAATCATCCCCCACATCACGATTGTCGACACAGCGTTCGCGCCAGCCGGCACCCTCCTGGGTGTCGACTATATTAATTTAGACGCGGACCTTGCGGCAACTGGATCTTTGGCGGACCGTCAGGACTCTCGACTTCGGTTGGCCGGTCTTGTCACCAACGCACAGTTTATCAGTGCCTGGGACAATTTCGTTCAACCATCGTCTTAAGCCATTCCGGCTAGGGCAATGGAAATCCCGAGAAGGGATTACGGTTTTTTCATAGTAAAGGAGATCCTTCTGTGAATGTCAAAGTGAAAGAGACCAAACTCAAGTATAGGGAGTTCCCGGCAAAGCCGGCCCTACTTGAGCGTCGCGATGTAACTCACGCTTTCTTTAGCCAGACCATGTTGTCTATTGGTTTTCCCGACATAAAACCGTCGGAGGCTATTGCTATGCCAATGCCCGACCTCTATCAAGGGGTTCGGAGCTTCAGACAGGAGTATTGGGCTGCAGAAATGTGGTCTAAACATCCTTTTGAGCTTGGTGTGGATAGGGAGCAAGCTGCAAAGCTTGCCTTCTATGAGGCTGAAACACGGTGTAAAGAATCGAACGAAAGGCTTTATGACGGATGGAACAAACCTTGGAGTAATTCAAGGCGTTCTACTCTTAGTAAGGCCCGTAGGTTGATCTCGCAGCTTATTGGGGATATAACTCCTCATGAGGTTGTGCGCCGTGCGGGATGGGGACCGGGTGTTTCCACCAGTTTAAAACGGTCTCGATGCTCGCATCAACATAAGTGGGAATTTGGTGCCCACGCGACGAAAGCAGCCTTACCCTGGGTCACAGGCCTGTTTGAATGGGCTTCATTACCTGATCGTGAGATCACGTTAGTGACCGGGAATAAGGTAACCACTGTACCAAAGAACGCAAAAACCGAACGGACGATTGCAGTTGAACCTGACTGGAATATGTTCTTTCAACGGGGAATGGGCAGTGCGATTCGGAAAAGATTGAATCGCGTTGGCTTGCTTCACCCTGATAGTCAGATCCGAAACCAGCGGCTTGCTGCCGCTGGGTCTCAGAGTAACACTTTTGGGACAATAGATCTGTCTAGTGCTAGCGACTCTGTGTCGTTGGCTCTTTGCGAACTCCTGCTACCCGCCCATGTCTTCGAGATGATGTTAAGTCTTCGAAGCTCTATCGGAACGTACGATGGCGTTTCTGCGTCGTATGAAAAGATATCCAGCATGGGAAACGGGTTCACCTTCGAACTCGAAACGCTTCTTTTTTGGGCGTTAGGGACGTCGGTTACTGCAGGGGGTGTGGTCTGTTACGGTGATGATATCATCGTGGCCTGCCATGAAGACGGCCTTAGGGTCATAGAGCTCCTTGAGTTTTGTGGTTTTAAGGTAAATGCCAAGAAGACGTTCACTACGGGAAACTTTCGAGAATCCTGTGGTGGACATTACTTCAAAGGCGTTGACGTCACTCCTCCTTACTTTCGCAAACCGATTACGAGCACGACGAGGTATATCTCGGCCGCGAATAGCCTATCTAGGCGAATTTCGTGGCTGGATGCCCAGTACGTACGTATGTTTCGCGATTCATGGCGCATGCTCTCAGAGCACGTTCCACGTAAGTTTCGAGGGCCTCAGACCGCGGGCGATGTTTGCCTATGGTCAACCTTCGATAAGTGCACTCCCGTCTGGGAACCGGCCTGGCAATGTTTTGTCGGGAAGGGCCTTAGATGGGACCGGGCGAAGAGCCCGGCACCTGAGTGGGGTCGCTTACAAGCAGCCCTACATGGTGACACGCACGTTGAGGAGTTTGCTACCCCGGAAGAGGTAGCGAAAGTCTGCTATTGGTATGCAGACCGGTGGAGCGACTCGGTGTCCAGCTTCTAAGGAC